ATGAAAAAATTTATTAAAATTGGCAAAGAGCAAGTAGAAGTAAGTGAAGAGCTTTATAAAGAATATTACAAAATGGATAGAAGACGCAGATATTTAGAACAAGATGTTAAAGTTGGTGGCATTGATATTGATCCAGAGACAGGTAGACCTATATACATTCCAAGCAAAGAAGATTCAATAGAAAGATTGATGGAGAATGGAGCTACATTTCAAGACAAGCAATCTGTAGAAGATATTGTATGTGATAAGGCTATACTTTTAATTTTGCAGGAAGCTTTAAAAGAGTTAGATAGCAAAGAGCAAGAACTTATACAGGACATTTATTATAAAAATAAGACTACTCGTGAAATTGCAAAGGAAGAAAATGTATCTCAGCCAGCCATTGTTAAAAGGCATAAGAAAGTTATTAATAAAATAAAAAAATATTTTTCATAAGTTTTGGTTATCAAACCCCCTTGCTCGTTGGCTAATAAGTGAGGGGGTAAAAAATGTTTTTAAAAACTAGTTATCAAACTACCTTCCCCATTGGCTAATAAGTGAAGGGTTTTATTTAAAAAGAGGAGGTGCAAAAATGCAAGCAAATAAAGAAACTCATGAAGAAATGGTAGGAGTACTTACAGCCATGAGCATTGTATCAAAAAGGCTGGCAAGACGTCTATTAGAACTAGAGAAAGGAGAGGAAGAGAATGAGCAAAATCAAACTGGCACTAGATGTGGTGGAGGATCTACGAAGTCTTGCAGATAGTATTGAAACCTTAGCAGGAGCTGTAGAAGGAAATGAACCTAAAGAAAAGGTGAAAGACAATCTACCAACTTTAGAGGAAGTCAGAGCAAAGTTAGCTTCTCTATCTAAAGCTGGAAAGCAAGCACAGGTAAGAGAACTAATTATAGGCTTTGGAGTTAAGAAGCTATCTGACATACCAAGAGAAAAATACCCAGAATTACTTGAGAAAGTCGAGGTGATGTAATGGGAGAACATGCCCTACTCTCTGCTTCATCGGCTCACAGATGGCTTAAGTGCAGCCCTAGTGTAAGGCTGGAAGAAGAGGTGGAAGATAATACAAGCATTTATGCAAAGGAAGGAACCTTTATGCATGGATTAGCTGAGTTACATCTTAAACTTTTTCTAGATGATATTACAAAGGCAGAGTTCAATAAAAGACTAAAAGAAATGAAGCAAAATGACTTTTATACAGACGAGATAGAAAAAGCAGTAGAGATTTATGTAGATGCAGTAATTGAAAAGATTAATGAAGCAAGAGCAATTAGTACTGACCCACTGGTTCTTATAGAAGAAAGATTAGATTACAGCCCTTGGGTTAAAGAAGGATTTGGAACAGGAGATGTCCTTATTATTGCAGATGGCATTATTGAAGTTATTGATTTAAAAGGTGGAAAGGGAGTAGCGGTATCAGCAATAGCAAATCCCCAAATGCGTCTATATGCCTTAGGTGCAATTAATGGTTTTGGAATGCTTTATGATACCCAGAAGGTTAGAATGACCATTATCCAACCAAGAATTGATAATATCTCCAGCGATGAAATGGAAGTAGAAGAACTTATACATTGGGGAGAGAAAATAGTAAAGCCAAAGGCCGATGAAGCTTGGAGAGGAGAAGGTGAATTTAAGGTAGGAGAGCATTGCAGGTTCTGTAAGGTGAAAGCCATATGTCGAGTTAGAGCAGATGAAAACATGAAACTAGCCTGCATGGATTTTAAGCTACCAGCATTATTAACAGATGAAGAAATAGTAGAAGTACTAAATCAAATAGATGAGTTAACAAAATGGGCCAAGGATGTAGAAGCATACGCATTCAACCAAGCAGTAAATGAAGGCAAAGAGTGGCCTGGATTTAAGCTGGTGGAAGGTAGAAGTTCGAGAAAGTATTCTGATGAAGATAAAGTTGCCAAAGCTTTACTTTCTGCAGGTTATTCAGAGGATAGGATATTTTCAAAGTCTCTATTAAGCCTTACCAAACTTGAAAAGAAATTAGGAAAGAAAGTATTTGAAGAAACCATAGGAGATTTAATAATCAAACCTCCTGGGAAACTTCAGTTAGTTCCAGAGGAAGATAAAAGACCTGCTATAAGAAGCAGTGCAGAAATAGATTTTAAGGAGGAATTTTAATATGAAAATAGTTACAGGTAAAGTTAGATTTAGTTATGCAAATGTGTGGGAGCCACAAAGTGTAAATGGAAGTGAACCTAAGTATTCTGTGAGCTTAATTATTCCAAAGAATGATAAGAAAACATTAGAAAAGGTGAACAATGCAATTGAAGCTGCTGAAAAGGAAGGAGTATCAAGATTTGGTTCAAAGTTTACCAGTGGTTCAAACTTCAGGAGGCCATTAAGAGATGGAGATTTAGACAAACCAGATGATCCAGCATATAAAAATAGTTACTTTATAAATGTAAACAGCAAGATAAAACCAGGAATTGTAGATAAAAATGTAGAGCCCATATTAGACCAAACAGAATTTTATTCAGGCTGCTATGGTAGAGCAAGTATTAGCAGTTTCCCATATAGCATTAATGGGGCAAAGGGAATTACATTTGGATTAAACAATCTTCAGAAACTTGAGGATGGAGAGCCCTTAGGTGGAATATCAAGACCTGAAGATGATTTTGAAGCAATAGATAATGACTTTGATGATATTTTAGGATAATGCCTTATGAAAATACTAGCTATCGATATTGAAACTTATAGTAGTGTAGACCTCGGTAAATCTGGGGTCTATGCCTATACTGAAGCAGAGGATTTTGAAATACTTTTAATGGCTTATGCCTATGATGATGAAGAAGTACAGGTTGTGGATTTAGCAAGTGGTGAAAAGGTTCCAGCTGATGTAGTAGAAGCTATAACTAATCCTAAAGTAATTAAAACAGCTTTTAATGCACAGTTTGAAAGAACTTGTTTATCAAAATATTTTAAAGATGAAATGCCACCAGAACAGTGGAGATGTAGTATGGCCCACGCATTAACTTTAGGCCTTCCTACCAGTTTAGCAGGTGTGGCTAGGTGTTTAAATCTAGAACAGCAAAAGATGAGTGAAGGGAAAGCACTAATTAGATACTTCTCAATTCCCTGTAAGCCTACTAAAGCTAATGGGGGAAGAACTAGAAATCTTCCTCATCATGATAAGAATAAGTGGGAAACATTCAAAGCATATTGTAAGCAAGATGTGGAAGTGGAAAGGTCTATTCGTAAAAGATTAGAGAATTACCCTATGACAGATAAAGAATTAAAGCTATGGTTTTTAGACCAAAGAATTAATGATTATGGAGTTAGAGTGAATAACGAATTAGTAGAAAATGCAATACACTGCGATGAAATCTACCAAAAGGAATTAGTAGACGAAGCTATAGATTTAACAGAACTTGAAAATCCTAACAGCCCAGCCCAGCTAAAGACTTGGCTTAAAGATAAACATGGTATTGAAGTGAAAAGTCTATCCAAAGCAAAAGTAGCAGAGTTACTAGATGAAGTTGATGACCCTATAGCAAGAAGGGTTTTAGAGTTAAGGCAAGATATGTCTAAGACTTCAGTTAAGAAATATGAAACCATGGAAAGAGCCATGTGTAAGGATGAAAGAATACGAGGATTACTACAGTTTTATGGAGCAAATCGAACTGGAAGATGGGCGGGAAGATTAGTTCAAGTTCACAATCTTCCTAGAAATGATATGAGTGATTTGGATTTAGCAAGGGAACTTCTTCTAGCTGGAGATTATGAAACACTAGAACTACTCTTCGATTCAGTACCAGATGTTCTATCTCAGCTTATTAGAACAGCTTTTATTCCTTCTCCTAATTCAAGATTTATTGTAGCAGACTTTAGTGCCATTGAAGCTAGAGTTATAGCTTGGCTTGCAGGAGAGAAATGGAGAATGGATGTGTTTAATTCTCATGGAAAGATATATGAAGCTTCAGCATCTCAAATGTTTGGAGTTCCTGTAGAAGAAATTCATAAGGGCAGCGTCTTAAGACAGAAAGGTAAGATTGCAGAGTTGGCCCTTGGATATGGAGGAAGTAAAGGTGCCTTAAAGGCTATGGGTGCAATAGATATGGGACTTAGTGAAGAAGAACTACCTGAGCTTGTATCTGCTTGGAGAAAGTCCAATTCAAATATAGTTAGACTTTGGTGGGATGTAGAAAGTGCTGCAATTAAAGCAGTTAAGGAAAGAACTGTAGTTAGTATGCAATACGGTCTTAAGTTCTACTTTAAATCAGGAGTGCTATTTATAAGACTACCCTCTGGCAGAAGCCTTGCTTATGTAAGGCCCAGGATTGAAATAGATGAAAGATTTAATAAAGATAAATTAACTTATGAAGGTATAGAAGGAATGAAGTGGGGTCGTATTGACACCTATGGAGGAAAATTAACAGAGAATATTATACAAGCCATAGCAAGGGACTGTTTAGCTGAATCTATGCTAAGGCTTGAAAAGTACGGATATAGGATTGTATTTCATGTTCATGATGAAGTTATACTAGATGTTCCAAAGGATAATGGCTCATTAGAAGAAGTGGAGGAAATTATGGGGTTTGATATCCCTTGGGCTCCAGGACTTCCATTAAGAGCTGAAGCCTTTGAGAGTGATTACTATAAAAAAGACTAGGTGGGTCATGAAATACGACCTACCTAAAGAGGAAGGTGATATTAGTGAAACCAATTATCTATGTATGTTCTCCCTTAAGGGGAGATGTTAAAAGGAATATAAATAAAGCTATTGGCTATTCAAGGTATGTCTATGTCAAGGGTGGTATTCCCTTGGCACCTCATACCATCTTTACTCAGTTTTTAGATGACGAGGATGAAGAGGAAAGAAACGCAGGAATAGATATGGGATTTGAACTTTTAAATATATGTGATGAACTATGGGCCTTTGGAGATAAAATCTCTGAGGGAATGCTTAATGAAATTGAAAGGGCTAAGTCACTAGGGATTATAGTAAGAAGGTTTAATGAAAGGTGTGAACCTTTGGATGAATAGGGAAACCATTAAGTTTATAAAACTTCTAAAAGACTATAGGGGAATTTTTCCAAGACAAACCATTAAAACCTTACGAGGTCAGGCATTAGCTGGAGACATAGAAGGAGCAAAGAAAGGACTTAAGAAAGAGGTGAGTAAATATGCAAGAGCCATATAAGCTTAAAGAACCTAAATTAAAACATGATGGAGTTCTTACCATTGCTACAGGTAGAAGTAGAAAAGAAATGAACTGGAAGAATCGAGAGATGCTCTGGTCGGAGTTAGTAGAGAAATTAAGCAGTACCATAAGAACTTATGAAACCTATGAAGAATACAAGAAGCTATCTAAATCTAAGAAAGATGAAGTAAAAGATGTAGGTGGTTTTGTAGGTGGAACTTTAAAGGAAGGCAGAAGAAAAGCTGATAATGTAGTTTGGAGGCAAATTGTAACACTTGATGCTGACTTTGTTAAGGGAGATTTATGGGCAGGTGTTGAGACCATGTTTGGATATGGATGTGTAATGTATTCAACTCACAGCCACAGTCCTAAAGCTCCAAGATTAAGACTTGTTATTCCACTAAAAAGGGCAGTAACTCCAGATGAATATGGAGCAGTATCGAGAAGAATTGCAGCAGATTTAGGCATAGATTTCTTTGATGATACCACCTATGAGCCACACCGATTAATGTATTGGCCATCAACTTCTTCTGATGGAGAGTTTATTTTTAAAGTATTGGATGAAGAATGGATAGATCCAGATGAAATACTTGCAAGGTATGAAGATTGGAGAGACTCATCCTATTGGCCTGAAAGTTCAAGGACTAAAGAGGATAGAAAGAGATTAGCAGAAAGACAAGGAGACCCTAAAGAAAAGCCAGGAGTAGTAGGTGCCTTTTGTAGGACATACTCTGTAGTTGATGTAATTGAGAAGTTTCTACAAGATGTATATTCACCTTGTGAAAACCCTAATCGTTACACCTATATTCCAGGATCATCTGCAGGTGGATTAGTTATATATGAAAATGGAGACTTTGCATATTCACACCATGGCACCGACCCCATTAGTGGCAAACTATGTAATGCTTTTGACCTTGTAAGACTTCATAAGTTCGGTGAATTAGATGAAGAGGCAAAGGAAGGAACACCTGTAAATAAGCTGCCATCTTATCTTTCTATGCAGAAGTTAGCTAGAGAGGATTTAGAGGTTAAAAAGACTATAGCTAGTGAAAGGATGACTTCAGCTAGTGAGGATTTTAATGAGGAAGATTGGCAAGTAAACCTTGAAATTAATAATAAGGGAGAGCTTAAAAATACTCTTACCAATATAATTCTTATACTAAGACATGATCCACAACTTAACAGTATTTTTTATAACGAGCTTCGAGAAGGTGTTGATGTAGAAGGAGATGTTCCCTGGAAAAGGTTAAAGTCTGGGTGGAATAAAACTGATGAAGCATCTCTTGCTGGATATATTGATTTAAACTATAACCTTTATGCACCAGGAAAGCTTAAGGAGGCTGTATTAAAAGTAGCCGTTGAAAGGTCTAGACATCCAGTAAAGGAGTATCTATTAAATCTTCCAAAATGGGATGGTGTTAAAAGAGTAGATACCCTATTAGTTAAATATCTAGGAGCAGAAGATAATATCTACACCAGAGAAGCAACGAGAAAGACACTAGTTGCAGCAGTAGCAAGAACCATGAATCCAGGAATTAAATTTGATACAGTTCTAGTTTTAAATGGGCCACAGGGAATAGGAAAGAGTACTTTGTTTTCAAAGCTAGGAGGAAAGTTTTTTAGTGATTCTCTTTCCATCTCAGATATGAGAGATAAAACTGCAGCGGAAAAACTTCAAGGTTACTGGATACTTGAAATTGGAGAACTAGCTGGAATTAGAAAAATTGATGAAGAGACATTAAAGTCTTTTTTATCAAGGCAAGACGATAAGTTTAGAGCAAGTTATGGATACTCAGTAGAAGATCATCCAAGACAGTGTATTATTGTAGGCACCACAAATCAAGAAGCAGGATTTTTAAGGGATATTACTGGTGGGCGTAGGTTTTGGCCAGTTAAAACCCCAGGAGACACAAAATTAAAACCTTGGGATATAGATGATGTAGACCAAGTTTGGTCTGAAGTAATGGAATATTACCATCAGGGTGAATCTTTAATATTAAGTAATAAGGCTGAAGAGTTTGCAAATGCAGCCCAAATTGATGCATTAGAAAGTGATGATAGAGAAGGAGTAGTTAGAGAATATTTAGATATGCTCCTTCCAACGAACTGGGATGATATGGACTTATATGCAAGAAGAAGCTTTATTCGTGGTGATGAGTTTAGCGATAATGTTATAGGAACTGTAAGAAGAGAGCAAGTCTGCACCATGGAAATTTGGTGTGAGCTATTTGGTAAAGAAGCTACTGCCATGAGAAAGATAGACTCTTATGAGATAAATGCAATAATGAGAAAGATTGATGGATGGGAAAAGTACACTGGAAACAAGCAGGGAAATGCCAAAGTTCCTCTCTATGGAATACAAAGAATTTATGTTAGATGCGATAAACAAGATTAAACAAGATTTAGGCTTGTTACCATTCTTGTTTACTACCCCTACCCTAGTTATATTAAGGCTTTAACTTATATTATTAACAAGATAAACAAGATTATATATATAGATAAATAAAATAAAGAATATATAGGTATATGTATATGCCTAATCTCTATAATTAAGAGTAGTCTATAGGAAATTCTTGTTACTTGTTTATTGAAAACCTTTTAAAATTTACTGAAAGCCCTATAAATACTGGGGTGTAGAGATTAACAAGATTGTTAACAAGATTTGTACTTGTTTAAGAAATGGGGAGTGTTTGAGATTTTAGAGAGTAAAATAGAGGCTAGATTAAAACGGGAGGTAGAAGATTTAGGTGGCCTTGCACTTAAGTTCACCTCTCCAGGAATGGCAGGTGTGCCTGATAGATTAGTTTTACTACCAAAAGGAAAAATCTACTTTGTAGAACTAAAAGCACCTGGGAAAAATTTAAGGCCTCTCCAATTAAAAAGAAAAGAGCAACTGGAAAGCTTAGGCTTTAAAGTTTATGTAATAGATTCATATGAAAAAATAAATGTATTTTTACAGGAGGTGGTTGATTGAAATATAAACCTTATGATTATCAAGAATACGCCACTCAGTGGATTTTAGATAAAGAAAAAGCAGGACTACTGCTGGATATGGGAATGGGCAAGAGTGTTATTACTCTAACAGCCATAGATGAATTGATGTTTAATTACTTTGAAGTATCAAAAGTTTTAGTTATAGCACCTCTTCGTGTAGCGGAAAGCACATGGGATGAAGAAGCAGCTAAATGGGATCATTTAAAACATCTAAAAATATCTAAGGTTTTAGGAACGGAAAAAGAAAGAATTAATGCCTTATATACTAAAGCTGATATTTACATCATCAACCGAGAAAATGTGAAGTGGTTAGTAGATAAATGTGGTAAGGATTGGCCCTTTGACATGTTGGTAATAGATGAACTATCCAGCTTTAAATCCCATAGAGCACAAAGGTTTAAAGCCTTAAAAAAGGTAAGGCCCTTTATGAAACGAGTGGTAGGACTTACTGGAACTCCAGCACCAAATGGACTTATAGATTTATGGTCCCAAATTTATCTACTAGATGGTGGTGAAAGATTAGGAAAAACCATAACTGGATACAGGGAGAGATACTTCCTACCAGATAAGAGAAATCAGCATATAGTATTCACCTATAAGTTAAAGGAAGGTGCCGAGGAAGCTATCTATGAAAAACTATCAGATATTTGTGTCAGTATGAAAGCAGAGGATTATTTAAAACTACCAGAGAGAATTAATAATATCATACCAATTCATCTGCCAAAGAAGGCAAAGGATAAATATGACCAACTGGAAAGAGACTTACTACTACCACTTAAGGATTCAGATATTGTAGCAAATACAGCTGGTGTTCTAGCTAATAAGCTACTCCAAATGTCCAATGGTGCTGTCTATGATGAAAATGGAGATGTAAAAGAAATACACAATGCAAAGCTTAAAGCATTAGAGGACACTATAGAAGCTGCAAATGGAAAGTCAGTATTAATCTTTTATTCCTATAAGCATGATTTAGATAGAATTAAAAAGCACCTAAAAAGAGATGATTTAACAGTTCTTGATACATCTGAAGATATAAAGAATTGGAATGAAGGTAAAATACCAATTATGCTGGCCCACCCAGCTAGTGCTGGACATGGATTAAACCTTCAAGCTGGTGGAAATATCATAATTTGGTTTGGGCTTACTTGGAGCCTTGAATTATATAGTCAAGCCAATGCAAGACTTTATAGACAAGGCCAAAAGCAAAATGTAATCATCCATCACTTAGTAGCCAAAGATACCATGGATGAAGATGTGATAAAAGCACTTGAAGGTAAAGAAGTAGGACAAGAAGCATTGCTAAATGCAGTGAAGGCGAGGGTTAGAAAGATGGGAGGTAATGAGAATGAACGCTAAAGAATATCTATCTCAAGCTATGTGGCTTGATAAAAGTATAAATAATAAGCTGGATCAAATGGAAAGACTGAAAGCTATAGCGGAGAAGGTTACTGTAGACTTTACTCAGGAGAAGGTATCTGGGGGTAAAGCTACAACAAGTCCTATGGAAGATGCTACTGTTAAACTTATAGATTTAAGCTATGAAATAAATGATGACATTGATAGATTAATCGATTTGAAAAGAGAAATCCTGGATGTCATAAGTCAAGTAGAAGATGTAAGTTACCAGCTGCTATTAGAGATGAGATATATAAACAACAAGGGCTGGGATGATGTAGCTAGATGTATGGGATATGATAAAAGGTGGATAATGAGACTTCATGGTAGAGCTTTAAAAGAAATTGATGAAATTTTAAAAGAAGCCACTAAAAGCCATTGAAAGCCACTTAATGAATGTAGTAATATATAAGATGTAAAGGTATAGAAAAATCAGGAACACCATATGCTGTTTGTATAGGCCGAGGTTATATCAATTTGATTCCAAGGAAACGCAGCATTCTTGAATACAAGCCCCAAAGAGGGCTTTTTTCTATGCCAAAATATTTTTAAAGCATTTACCAGCATTTACAATTCACAAAATTTAAAACTAATGCATAAAATATAAAAAATGGGATAGTAATATAACATATATGTTGAATTTAATAAGAAAATGTTATATAATCATTACAAGGAGGGTTAATTATGAGTTATGCATTAGGTATGAGAATAAAAGAATTACGCCAAATTCGTAAAATTAGCCAAGAACAGATGGCTAATGTATTAGATATGTCTAGGCAAAGATATTCTCGTTTAGAAAATGGGCAAGTGGATATTTCTTATGTCATGATCAAAAAAATTGCAGATTATCTAGGTGTGCCAACATCAGAAATAACAAGTGCTGAAGAAGAAAAGAAAGAACTTGTTACTTTGTTTAGAGAAAAAGGTAGTAGAGAAGATGTAATAGATTCAGTTTCTAAAATTGAAAAAATATTAAAAGTTTTTCACGCTCATGAGAAGCTATACTACCAAATGAAGGAGCATGATGACTTTGTGGATTAATAAAATAGATATTGAAAAAAAAGCATTAGATATAAGGCAGGAAAACAATATACAAACTTATGGGGTTAAGGATATTTTTAGTTTAGTGGAACAAAGAGGTACTCATTTAATTAGATATCCATTTGGGAAGGATACTGTATTAGGATTTTCTACAACCTTTGAAGGAAAAGAAATCATAGTATCAAATTCATCTGAAATATTGTCCAGAGAGATATTTACAATAGCCCATGAACTAGGTCACATAATATATGATTTTGAAGACGAGAATCAAGATGTGAAAATAGACATAAATATTGATGACATAGATGAAGATATTTCTGAGGCTAGAGCGTATTATTTTGCAAATTGTTTTTTAATGCCAGAAACACAATTATTAGAATTTGTAAAATATGAACTTGAGAAAAAAGCTATAAATCTTAATGCGATTGATATTATTAGATTACAAATTGAGTTCCAAGTAAGTTATGCTGCAGTAGTTAAGAGGCTTTATGATATTGACTTTATTAATTATAATAAAAAATGTGAACTATTTAATGAAAGGAACGATATTACATCAAGGGCTTTATTTAGGATGATTAATGTTGATGAAAAGCTATTAGAGCCATCAAATGTGATTAAGGTCCCATCAAGGTATTTAGAATATGCAATTACAAATTATGAAAATAACCATATTCCTTATTCAAGTTTAAAAAAGGCACTAGCTCTTTTAGATATTGATGCAAGCATCTTTAAAAAGGATGAAGATAACAAAGATGAAGAGCTAAATATTGATGATATATTTGAGGAGTACGAATAATGGATGCATCTTTAGATACTGATATTGTAATACATTTATACAAAAGCAATAAAAGGGATTTGTTATTTTCATTTTGTGATGAACTTTATATGCATGAATACCTTTTAGAAAACGAGCTCAAAAGGAAATCATATTCAGTTCATGAACAATTTATGATAGATGTACAAAAAGGAAATATAAATATAATAACTAACTCAGATTTAATTGATAGGGGAGTAAAGGTGCTTTTTGAAACATATTTAGAGCAGAATAATTTGCTATTTGACACCGGAGAATTATATGCAGTAGCTTTAGCAAAAACTATAGGGATTGCAGCTTTTCTATCAGATGATACAAAAGATTTTGGGCCTCATGATACTTTGGTGAGGGGGCTGATTAGAGATGTTATTCCATTTGCATTTTATGAACTGCTATTTCTAAAGTATATAGAAACAGATCAGACTCCTGAAGATTTATATAACGAATTTGAAGAAGTTACTTCAAGTAGTATGCAGGTACATCCTATGAATTTTAGAAGTAGAATGATTACTACTGTTAGAAGGTTTAGTGATAAACATGGTACAAAAAGAGATATAATTTGGATTAAAGAATTCTGCAATAATAGAAATATTAATTATAAAAATAAGATGTTGGAGTTAAGGGGATTTTTAAAAACCTTATAAATAATAAGATTTGTGATACAAGCTCTAGAGCATTTAGCTTTAGGGCTTTTTCTATGCCCAATTTTAGGAGATGAAACAAATGAATAAATGTAGGAAATGTGTCTGGGGAACATGGCTTTCACCTAATATGGTGTATTGCATGTTCACTAGTTGCTTTAAAGATAAAGAGGTGAAAAAAGATGCCAAGGAAACCAAAGAAGCCCTGCAAGTACCCAGGTTGTCCAGAGCTAACGGAAGGGAACTATTGCAAGGCACATCAAAAGGAAGTTAATAGAGAATACAATTGTAGTAATAGACCACATAAGAAACTATACAACAGCAGTCGCTGGCAAGATTTAAGAAGATATGTATTAAACAAACAGCCTCTCTGTGTAGAGTGTTTAAAGAATAATAGAATTACCCCAGCAACAGTGGTAGACCACATAAAACCTCATAAAGGTAACGAAGACTTATTCTATGACATTAACAATTTACAATCTCTGTGCAAGTCTTGCCATGATAGGAAGACTGCCAAGGAAGACGGCAGATGGAAGAGAAAGGTTTACACCTTTTGACCCCTAGGGCGGGTAAGATAATATAAAACCCTGTAGCCCAGGAACGGGGCGGCCCCCTCGTGCAAGAATTCGCAAAATTCCATAGGGGGGTATAGAAGCAAAATAGCCCTCTTTTGAGAGCTATTTAATATATCGCTTTAGTTGTTGATAAAAGTTTTCACGAGTTCCAGCAAGAAGCACAATAATTTTTTTACCATCAACCTCACTTATGGTATAGGCAATTTCATAATTGATACCTTTATATTTTACATCAAAACCATAAACACCGGATAAATCACCACGTTTTGGTTGACCGATATAAGGATTTTCACTTAATTTTAGTAAAGCTGTTTTATATGCATTTTTTAAAGGTTTTTCCTTTAATTTTTTAAAAAAACGTTCAGCTTGAGGACTGAATAATATTTCGTACATAATCAGTCCTCTGAACCAAAGATGTCATCAAAGTTTGCTGCTTTCTTTTCACCAGCTGCAATGGTATCTGCTTCTTCAAGCATATTGGTAACAGCTTTTTTAATATTTTTGCTTTGTGTTTCAAACTGCTTTACTAGTTCATCACCTGAATATCCTTGAGAAACTAGGTCTTTTAGTATTTCAACGGAAAACTCACTAGGTTCTCTATGAAGAGGTTGAATAACAATTTTACCATCTTCAAGTGAGCATTCAACTTCGCTTCCAAGTTCAAGATGTTTATAGAATTGTAAAGGTATCGTAATTTGACGCTTCTTTGAAACGCTGATTATTTTACGATCCATAATATCACGCTCCATAACAATTGTAGGCATATTTGTAACCTCCTTTATAGTATATGCTAAATTCATAAATATAATACCTATATCTTTGTATCTTTATAAACATTATAACAAAGAAACAAAGAAAATTCAATAAAAAATAAAGAGGTGAGTGAAATATTGAAAACAACAGAAGAATTAAAACTAATTAATATAGATGAGTTGATACCTTATGCAAATAATGCTAGAACCCATAGTAAAGACCAAATTAATAAATTGAGAAGTAGCCTTAGAGAATTTGGTTTTATAAATCCCATCCTTATAGATAAGGATTATAATATCTTAGCTGGCCATGGCAGAGTAATGGCAGCAAGGGAAGAAGGAATAAAAGAAGTTCCCTGTGTGTTAGTGGAACATCTGACAGAGGCCCAGAAGAAGGCATACATTTTAGCGGATAACAGATTAGCTATGGATGCAGGCTGGGATGATGAGATGTTAGCTTTAGAATTAGAAAATTTAAAAGAACTGGATTTTGATATGGACCTTACAGGCTTTGATGCTGCAGAAATAGATGAGCTTTTTAGTAATATCCACGATAAAGATGTGCAGGATGATGATTTTGATGTAGATGCAGCTTTAGCAGAAGAGCCTATTTCAAAACAGGGTGATATTTGGCTACTTGGAAGGCACAGACTTATTTGTGGAGATAGTACCAAGGCAGAAATTTATGAGAAACTAATGGAAGGAAAGAAAGCAAATCTCTGTGTTACAGACCCTCCTTACAATGTGAATTATACAGCTGGAAGTGAAAATGAGAGAAAAATTAAAAATGACAATATGGAAGATAAAAACTTTTATGAATTCCTATTAGCTTCATTTAAAAATATATTTAATTCTCTTGATGATGGTGCTGCAGCTTATATATTCCATGCAGATACAGAAGGGTTAAATTTTAGAAAGGCTTTCAAGGATGCAGGATTCCATCTTGCTAATGTTTGCATTTGGGCCAAGCAATCATTGGTATTAGGTCGTTCTGATTATCAATGGCAGCACGAGCCTATTCTTTATGGGTGGAAACCTACGGGAAAGCATAGATGGTATGCAGATAGAAAACAAACAACTATCTGGAATTTTGATAGGCCTACAAAATCAGAACTTCATCCAACTATGAAACCAGTACCTCTTGTAGCTTATCCGATCCAAAATAGTAGCATGAGTAACTGTATTGTATTAGAACCTTTTGCTGGCAGTGGTTCTACTTTAATTGCCTGCGAGCAGTTAGGAAGAATTTGTTATGCAATAGAACTTGATGAAAAATATGCAGATGTTATTGTGAAAAGATATATTGAGTATGTTGATTCTTATGAAGAAGTTTTTCTAATAAGAGACGGAGAGAAAATTCTATATAAAGATACCATATAACCCTTGCTATTTCCTGTGTTTAGAGTGATATATGTAAGTAACCTAAATACAGGAGGGATTGAAATGGATAGAAAGGAAATGGTAAAAATCTTAGGTGAGCATTTTGGAGTGAAGCCTAAGTATCTAGGAGTACCAAGCTTTCAATATCAAATAGAAACACCTAAAGAAACTTACATCATAGATAGGGAGGGAAAGATTATGACATCTCTTGGAGTAGAAGTAGAATTTAAAGAACTACTAGCTGGGCCTGAAGAATCTATTGGCTACGAATTAGAAATACCCATGGATGGCCACAGTGGTAGAACCTTAAGAAACATTGTAAACATGATATACAGTAGACAGCCTTTAATTAAAAAGGCATTGGGAATTGAAGAAAATATAGTAGAAGAGGACTTTGTTATTAAAATTAACGAAGCAGATATTAACAGCGTAGATAGTTTTGAAAGAGCATTAAATAAAATTGAAGAGGGAGGACATCCTGGAATAGAATTTGACTTTCAGGAAAAAAGTATAACCTTTAAGCATACAGGAACTGAAGCAGCTACTTGGCTTTTTGCACTAATCAATAAAAATGCTAAGGGCCAAAGTAGAGCTTTAGCTAAAGTGAAACCTACTGACAATGAAAAATACACTTTTAGAACTTGGCTAACAAGACTTGGAATGATTGGAGATGAGTATAAAGAAATTAGAAGAGAACTCCTTCAAAACCTAAGTGGCAACAGTGCTTTTAGAAAAGGAAAGAAGGAGGAAGCAAATGACTAAACCAAGGTGTAAATTAATCGGTGAAGATGGAAACATATTTAATCTTATGGGGATTGCATCTAGAACCCTTAAAAAAGCTGGTATGAAAGATAAAGCAGACGAAATGGTAAAAAGGATAATGGAATCTGGGTCTTATATTGAAGCTTTAGCTGTTATTTCTGAATATGTTGAAATAGTGTAAAATACTGTGTTTCTTTTGAAAATAGTACTTGCTATTTATCCCTTTTAGAGTGATATATATACACAACGAAAACACACTGAAAGGAGATAAAACCATGGCAGACAGAGATTTTTTAAAGACTAACTTTGGAATTGAGATTGAACTAACAGGAATTACAAGAGAAAAGGCAGCAAGAGTTTTAGCAGACCATTTGAGAGGAAGCATTGAAAGGCAAAACGATTATTACGATAGCTACAAAGTTACTGCACCAGATGGAAGGGCTTGGAAGATTATGTATGACGGAAGCTTGAGATGCCAAAGAAAAGTAAATGGGCAAAAGGTTGCAGCAGGAAGAGAATACAGCGTAGAAATTGTTAGCCCAATCCTAAACTACAAAGAAGACATTGAAACTTTGCAGGAGATAGTAAGAAAAATTAGAAAGGCAGGAGGTTTTCCAAACTCAACAGCAGGAATACACATACACCTAGATGGAGCAGACCATACACCAAGAAGCTTAAGAAACTTTGTAAACATCATCTACGCTAGAAACGATTTGCTTTACGATAGCCTACAAATTGAAAGGGAAAGAATGCGTTACTGCAAGAAGATGGATAAAGATTTAGTGGAAAGAATGAATAAGAAAAAACCTAAAACTTTCAAAGAAATTGAGGACATTTGGTACAAAGGCTACGGCTCCAGCAGGGAAAGACACTACCATGAAAGCAGATATCATTTTCTAAACCTTCACAGTTTTTTCAACGGAGTAGGAACAGTAGAACTTAGGGGATTTAATGGAACTCTTCATGCAGGAAAAATAAGAAGCTACATTGTTTTGGCCCTAGCCATAAACAATCAAGCCTTAACCCAAAAGAGTGCCAGCACCAAAAAGCCACAATTAGAAAATCCAAAGTTTGCAATGAGAACTTGGCTAAACCGAATAGGACTTATCGGAGAAGAATTCAAAAACTGCAGGGAGCACTTAACCAAACACCTAGAAGGAAGTGCAGCTTGGAGATTTCGAAGAGCCGCATAGAGAAACCTAAAAATAGCGGCAGGCCCAAGAGCCACAGAGGGGGAAACCCCTCTTAAGCTGGTAGAAGGACTCCCTCACTTAAAACAAAGGCCACACAGGCCAAGTAGTGGGGAAATATTGGGCCCTTTGGAAAGGATGGATTGAAAATGAAAAGACTATATGTTGCTTATGGTTCAAATCTTAACCTAGAGCAAATGAGCTACCGATGTCCTACTGCCAAGGTTTATGGCAAGGGAATGCTCTATGGCTATAGGCTGCTTTTTAAAGGTGTACCTGGAAATGCCTACTTAACCATTGAACCCTGTAAAGGTAAAAGAGTGCCAGCACTTATATGGGAAGTTCAGTCTAAAGATGAACTAGCCCTTGATAGGTATGAAGGCTATCCTAGCTTTTACTACAAAGAAGATATACCAGTGGAACTTGAGACTGGTGAAATTGTAACTGCCATGGTTTACATTATGACCAATAAGATTAAGGATAGGATTCACTTAAATTCTCCAAGTCAAAGTTATTTAAGAACTGTAAAGGAAGGATACAAAAGTGCTGGATTTGATTTGAGTTTCATTGATGAAGCCATTGAAATCAGCACAAAGAGGGGAAAATAAGCCCCACACTTGCCCTGTAAGGGCTTTTTAAAGAGGTAATGGGGCAATTACCCTAGGGGTTTTAAACTACAAAGGAATTGGAAGATAGAAAAATCAGAAGGAAGGCCTAAAATAAGGGCCTTTTTTCTTCACTATAAATTGGAGGTGATAGCATGGCGACACGAGGAAGAAAGCCAAAGCCAACTGCACTAAAGGTCTTGGAAGGGAATCCTGGAAAAAGGCCTTTAAATGAAAATGAGCCAAAACCTAAAAGAAAAGCTCCCGGATGTCCGTCATGGCTGGAGCCTGAAGCTAAGAAAGAATGGGAGCGAATGGCTAAAACGATGGAGGCCATTGGAATACTTACTGAAGTAGACATGGCAGCCTTTGCTGGATATTGTCAAGCCTATGCTAGATGGAAAGAAGCTGAAGAATTTCTATCAAAGCATGGCACTATTTTTAAAACCCCATCAGGATATATTCAACAGGTGCCACAGGTATCCATTGCCCAGACATATCTTAAGGTTATGAAGGATTTCTGTTCTGAATTTGGACTTACTCCTGCTGCTCGTACAAGGATTCAGGTAAATACAGAGGATACAGATACTGATGATCCAATGGAAAAATTACTGAGGATTAAATAATGTTTGATGAAAAGAAAGCAGAACGAGCAGTTAAATTTATAAATAACCTTAAACATACAAAAGGTGTATGGCATGGCGTACCTTTTGACCTTTTACCTTGGCAAGATAAAATCATAAGAGATATATTTGGAACTGTAAAAGAAGATGGTTATAGAAAATATAATACAGCTTATGTGGAAATTCCAAAGAAAAATGGGAAGAGTGAACTTGCTGCAGCTATAGCCCTATATCTAACTTGTGGTGATGGAGAATGGGGTGCTGAAGTTTATGGATGTGCAGCTGATAGACAACAGGCATCTATTGTATTTGATGTAGCAGTAGATATGGTAGATCAATGTCCTGCTTTAAAGAAAAGAATAAAACCAATTCTATCTCAAAAGAGATTGGTGTATATGCCTACAGCCAGTTTCTATCAAGTTCTATCAGCAGAAGCATTTACAAAGCATGGGCTTAATGTTCATGGAGTGATCTTTGATGAATTACATGCCCAGCCTAATAGACAACTTTATGATGTAATGACCAAAGGAAGTGGAGATGCTAGAAAGCAGCCACTTTTCTTTTTAATTACAACAGCTGGAACTGATAGGCATTCTATTTGCTGGGAAGTTCACCAAAAAGCAGATGATATATTAAGAGGGAAAAAGCATGATCCTACCTTCTACCCTGTTATTTATGGAATTGAAGATAGTGATGATTGGACAGATGAAGCTAATTGGTATAAAGCTAATCCATCCTTGGACCATACCATTGATATAGAAAAGGTAAGAGCAGCTTTTATAAGTGCTAAAGAAAATCCAGCAGAAGAGAACTTATTTAGGCAACTAAGGCTTAATCAATGGGTAAAGCAATCTGTAAGATGGATGCCAATGCATTTATGGGATAAGTGCTCATTTGAAGTAAATCCTGAAAAACTAAAAGGAAGAGAGTGTTATGGTGGACTTGACCTTTCAAGTTCTATTGATATAACCGCTTTTGTTTTAGTTTTTCCTCCAGTACCAGATGATGATAAATACTATGTACTTCCAAACTTTTGGATACCAGAGGAGAATTTAGATTTAAGAGTAAGAAGAGACCATGTTCCTTATGATATTTGGAAACAGCAAGGCTACCTTAAAACCACTGAAGGAAATGTCATCCACTATGGCTTTATAGAAAAATTCATAGGGAATTTATGGAAGGATTATAACATAAAAGAAATAGCTTTTGATAGATGGGGAGCTGTGCAAATGACACAAAACCTAGAAGGTGCAGGATTTACAGTAGTTCCCTTTGGGCAAGGATACAAAGATATGTCTCCACCTACTAAAGAGTTAATGAAATTAACACTAGAGGAAAAAATAGCCCATGGTGGACACCCAGTTCTATCTTGGATGATGGATAATATTCATGTAAGAACTGACCCTGCTGGAAATATAAAGCCTGATAAGGAAAAATCCACTGAAAAAATAGACGGTGCTGTAGCTTTAATTATGGCCCTAGATAGAGCAATAAGAAATGAAGGAAGTAAGTTTGACTTAAATGAGTATTCAACAGAGGAAATGCTAGACAAACTTTGGGGTTAGGGGGGTGATGGTATTTGAATGTATTTAATAAGTTAAAGAATATATTTAGTCAAAAAGCTGAAGCGTTACCAGAGGAAATATCATTAAACGATAGAAGGCTTTTAGAAATATTGGGAGTTGAAAATAGCGAGCTTAATTACAAAGGTAAAAATGCACTAAAGGAAGCAACTGTGTTTTCCTGTATTAGAATATTGGCTGATAGCATAGGTAAACTTCCTACTAAAGTATATAAAAATAATAATGGAAGGCAAAGTGCGACAGAACATTATCTAACCCCAATTTTAAAGATTAGACCTAATCCGTGGATGAGTGCCAGGGATTTTTTTAAAGCCTTAGAAGTTCAGAGAAATATCTATGGGAATGCCTATGCTTGGATAGAGTTTGAAACAGCTGGTAGAAGTGCAGGTCATGCTACAGGAATATATCCCTTAGATAGTTCTAAAGTAGAAATATATATTGATGATATAGGACTACTTCCTCATAAAGGTAGACTTTGGTATGTCTATACAGATAACAAAGGTACTCAGTATAGGATTAACCCTGATGAGATGCTTCATTTTAAAGGACTGACTAGTGATGGAATTATAGGTATGACTCCATTAAATCAGCTTAAAAACACCATAGAAAATGCAGGTGCTGCAAGTGAATATTTAAATAATAGTTTTAAAACAGGACTTCAAACCAAAGGAATTATTCACTATATAGGAGATTTAAACCCAGAGGCTCAAAGAGTATTTCGTGAAAGATTTGAACAGATGGCCAGTGGACTTAAAAATGCCAACAGGGTATCCCTCCTTCCTATAGGATATCAATTTCAGCCTTTAAGTTTAACCATGGCAGATGCCCAGTTTATAGAAAACACTCAGCTTACAGTAAAGCAAATAGCTGCAGCCTTTGGAATAAAGAACCATCAGATTAACGATTTAGATAGGGCAACTCATACCAATGTAGAATACCAGCAAAGGGAATTCTATGTAGATACACTAATGGATATTCTAACTGGCTATGAACAGGAATTAACATATAAGCTATTTACCAATAAAGAATTAGAAGAAGGCTACTATATTAAGTTTAATGTAAATGCAATACTCCGAGCTGATCCTAAAACTAGATATGAAGGATATAGAATTGCTATTCAATCTGGATTTCTAACAGCTAACGAAGTAAGAGCATTAGAGGAAATGGAGGCAAAAGAAGGAGGAGATAGACTTTTAATCAATGGAAATATGATGCCTATTGAAATGGCGGGAGAGCAGTATAAAAGAGGTGGTGATGATATTGGGAAAGAAGAATAAAAGGTTTTGGAACTTTAAATCCTTAGATGAAAAAATGGGAGAGTTGACCCTTTATGGAGAGATTTCAAATGAAACTTGGTGGGGTGATGAAGTAACTCCTAAAGAGTTTAAATCTGATTTAGATAATTTAGGAGAAATAGATACACTAAATATCTACATCAATTCTCCAGGAGGCGATGTATTTGCAGGTCAGACTATTTACTCTATATTAAAAAGGCATAAGGCACATAAAAATGTATATATTGATGGGTTAGCTGCAAGTATTGCTAGTGTCATAGCTATGGCAGGCAATACTATTTTTATGCCAAAAAACTCTATGATGATGATTCATAACCCTTGGACCATAGGCATGGGTAATGCAGATGAGTTTAGAAAACTAGCTGAAGACTTAGATAAAATCCGAGAAAGTTTAATTGCAGCTTATGAAAATCACTCGGCACTAACAAGAGATGAGATTATAGAGATTATGGATGCAGAAACTTGGCTAACAGCATCTGAATGCGAAGAGTATGGATTTTGTGATGTGGTAGAGGAAGAAAAAACACTAGCAGCTTCTATTGATAAGGATGTATTGGCTAGATACAAAAATACACCTAAAGAGTTAATAGAAATAGAGAATGATTTGGAAGTTAGAAAACAAGCATTATTAAAACAAAAATTATTAATCGAACTAGAGCTTTAGGCTCTTTTTTTATTTCAGAAAGGATGGGATGAATTTGAGTAAAGAATTAAGAGAACTACTTCAAAACCTAGAAGAAAAGAAGTCGAAGGTAAGAAACTTAATAGCTGAAGATAAGGTAGTAGAAGCTGAAAACTTAATGGAAGAAGTAAGAGCCTTACAAAAGAAAGTGGCCCTTCAGCAGGAATTAGAAGCAGCTGAAAAGTTTGATATGGAAGATGGCACACTATTAAATGATAACAGCGATACTGATAAAGACCTAGAAGCAGAATATAAACGAGTATTCTTAAAAGGATTAAGGAAACAGAGAATTACTGCAGATGATTACAGCATTATTAATGAATATAAGGCTGCTATGCATGAAGGTGGAGTAAGCACTGACTCTGATGGAGATATGGGAATTATCGTTCCAGAAGATATCCAAACAAAAATCAATGAGCTTATGAGAAGTATGAATGATTTATCTAAAATTATTAGAGTTGAAAAGGTAAAGGCGTTATCTGGTTCTAGAGTTTTAGAAAAAGATGAGGATATGGTTCCTTTTCAAGTGGTAGATGAATATGGAGAAATTAAAGAAATTGATAATCCTAAATTTACACCAGTAACATATAAGCTTGTAAAAAGAGCAGGATTTTTACCAATTACCAATGAGTTATTAAAGGATAGTGACCAAAATATTATAGCCTATGTAACAAGATGGATAGCCAAAAAGCACGTGGTGACAAAGAATAGTTTAATTATAGAGATATTAAAATCTCTATCAAGTAAAGATTTAAAAGACATTAAGGCTATTAAGAAAGTATTAAATGTAGATTTAGATCCTGCATTAAGTCTATCCAGTAAAATCATCACAAATCAAGATGGATTCCAATGGCTAGATGAACAGGAAGATGGTAATGGCAGACCACTACTTCAAGATGATATTACTCAACCTGGAAAGAAACTGTTCAAGGGTAGACCAATTGCAGTAGTAGCCAATAGAACATTGCCTTCCACTGGAACTACCACTGTAAAAGCTCCATTTATAGTTGGAAACTTTAAAGAGCTAATGGTTCTATTTAATCAAGGAGTTTATGAACTAGCTTCTACAACTACTGGTGGAGATGCTTGGAGAAGAGATACAACAGAACTTAGAACTATTACAAGGGATGATTGTGTGAAATGGGATACAGATGCAGCAGTATTTGGAAAGCTTACTATCTCAACAACTGGAGCATAGGGGTGGGATTTTCCACTCCTTTTGGAGGTGATAAGCCTTGCTAATTACACTAAAAGAAACTAAAGAATATTTAAGAGTAGATGGAGACGAAGATGATAGCTTAATAGAATCCCTAATAAATGCTTCCGAAGAGTATCTTAAAAATGCCACAGGTAAGACCTTTAATAGTACAAACCCTTTAGCTAGGCTGTTTTGTCTAGTCCTAGTAGTAGATTGGTATGAGAACCGAGGTTTAACTGCTGGAAAGGTAGGCCAAAAGATAAGGCCTGTAATTGATAGTATGCTAGCCCAGCTTAATTACTGTTATCCAGAGGAGATGGTGGAATGAATCCAGGAGAACTAAATAAAAGAATTACCTTTCAAAGATTAACTACCACCACCAATGAGAATGGCTTTGAAGTTGAAGAATGGGAAGATTTTAAAACTGTATGGGCAGCTGTTACCAATCTTCATGGAAGAGAATACTTTGAAGCTGCAACAGTGCAAAGAGAAAACACAGTTAAGTTTACTATTCGCTACCTTAAAAATATAGACACTTCTATGAGGATACTCTTTCAAGGAAGACAATATAATATCACCTCCATTGATAATATAAAATACAAAAATGTGTATATGGAAATAAAGGCATTGGAGGTGGATAAGAGTGGCTGATATGAAGTTAGAAGGAATGGAGAATCTTCTTAATGAAATCGAAAAGCTAGGTAAGACTGGTTCTAGAATTGAAAATAAGGCATTAAGGGAAGCTGGAGATGTAGTAAAAGAAGCCATTCAAAAGGAAACGCCTATAAGAAGTGGAAAGTTAAAGGAAAGCATAACTGTATCTAGGGTGAAAAACAAGGATGGAGCAAAGCAGGTGGAAGTAGGGCCTGATAAAGATGTGTTTTATAGTAGATTTGTAGAATTTGGAACTGTGAAGATGAAAGCTAATCCCTTTATGGCTAGAGGATATGAAGTTTCTAAAGAAAATGCCATGGAGACGATTGAGAAAAAATTAAAAGAAGGATTAGGGCTATGAGTATAAATAAAGAAGTTTTATCAGCATTAAAAGATATTCAGGTTCCAGTAAGATTTCAAACTTATACAGGTAATGAAGAAACATATATTACCTTTTTCACTTATCTAGATAGACCAGAACAACACGCTGATGATTTAGAAATTGCTACTGGTTACTACGTGCAAATTGATTTATGGAGTAAATCAGATTACACTGAAATTGCAAAAGAAGTACACCAAAGTATGCTAACAGCCAATTTTACTAAATTAAACTTTTATGATTTATATGAAGAGGATTTAAAGATATATCACAAAGTAATGAGATTTTTTAAGGAGGTCATGTAAATGGCACAAGTAGGATTAAAAGATTTACATTTTGCTATTTTAAATAAAGACACCATAGAAGAACTAACTTATGCTGTTCCTGAACCAATGGCGGGAGCTATAAATGCTACGATAAACCCAACGGTAAATACTCAAGAAGTCTATGCCGATGATCAGCTTTGGGAATCTGTATCTGCATTAGGAAAAATTGATGTGGAGGTAGAAACAGCAGATTTACCTTTAGCAACAAGGGTCAAGTTATTAGGAAATAAGATTGTAGAAGGAGTGCTTGTAGAAAATAAAGCAGATATTCCACCACATATCGCATTAGGATTTAAAAGCTTAAAATCCAATGGAAAATATCGTTATGTGTGGCTTTTAAAAGGAGTGGCCCAGCCTATGGCAGAAGACTATTCCACTAAGAAAGATAATGTGGAGCATAAGACACCAAAGATTAAACTTACCTTTATGCCAAGACTTCATGATGGAGACTGGAAGAGAACAGCAGATGAAGATGGTGCAGATTTCCTAGGAGCTGATACTTGGTTTGAAAAGGTTCCAGGAGATACTACAACACAGGAGGTTTAATATATGGAGATTATATTAAAGAAGGATAAAAAAGATAAGACATACACCACTGGTTTTATATCTGCAAGGATGGTTAGAAGAACCATTGAAGTATCCCAAGGAGTAGATTTTGATAACATTTCTCCAGAGGAATTAGATAAACTAATTGACTATATAGTAGAACTATTTGGTAATCAATTTACTAGAGATGATGTCTACGATGGACTTCAATCTAAAGACTTAATTCCTACCATCACAAAATGTATTAATGAAGTAGTAGGTGAGATGTCAGAAGTAACAGCAGGTGATGGAAAAAACCAGTAGAGGGGAATGCCATGGGTCCCCAGGATTTTATAGATAGCCTCTATCTAGCACTTCTTGATAAAGGCTGGACATTAAATGAAATTGACTCCATGGATATTATGTACTATCTGAAGCTATTAACTAAGAAGTTAGGAGATGAAAAAGTATATATTGATGAAATACTATAACACCTAAATCCTAGGTGTATTTTTTATGCCCAAAGGCAGGTGAGATAAGTGGCAAAGGAAATAGGGAAATTAAATGTAGTGGTAGGGCTTGACTCTACTGGATTTCAAAATGGGGTAAGTAGTTTAAATCGAGAGATGAGAAAGGTTCAATCTGAGTTTAAGCTTGCCAGTGCTGAAATGGGAAAGCATGGAAAAGGATTAGATAGTCTTAAACTAAAATCAGATAGTTTAACAAAACAAACGGAACTTCAAAGGCAAAAGGTAAAGGCTTTAGAAGAAGCCCATCAAAAGTCAGTAGAGACAAAAGGAAAAGATGCCAAAGCTACACAGAATTTAGAGATAAAGTTAAATAAGGCAAAGACACAATTAGCCTATATGGAGCAGGACTTAAAGAAAGTAAACCAGGAGATAGAACTTCAGTCTTCAGGCTTTTATAAACTAGGTAAAGCACTGGAGCCTGTTGGTCAGAAGATGCAAGATGTAGGAAAAGAGATGGAATCAATAGGTAAAGACTTAACTAAAAAGATTACACTTCCACTAGTTGGACTTGGTGCTGCTGCAGTTAAAGTAGGGTCTGATTTTGAAGCTGGTATGAGTGAAGTAGGGGCTATAAGTGGTGCTACAGGTAATGATTTAAAATTGCTAGAGGAAAAAGCTAAGGAAATGGGTGCTACCACAAAGTTTAGTGCATCTGAATCTGCCGAAGCTTTAAAGTATATGGCCATGGCTGGCTGGGATACCAATCAGATGCTTGATGGTTTAGATGGAGTTATGATGCTTGCAGCTTCCAGTGGTGAAGATTTAGGTTTGGTTTCTGACATTGTCACCGATGCCCTTACTGCCTTTGGAATGGAAGCAAAAGAAGCTTCAAACTTTGCAGATTTACTAGCTAGTGCATCCAGTAATTCAAATACAAATGTGGCAATGCTTGGGGAGTCATTTAAATATGTGGCTCCTATTTTTGGTGCATTGGGATATTCTGCAGAAGACGCAGCCCTTGCTTTAGGACTTATGGCCAATGCAGGAATTAAGGGTTCTCAGGCTGGAACTTCTCTAAAGACAGCTATAGCAAACCTAGCCAATCCAACAGATAAAATGGCAGCTGCTATGGGCCAATTAGGCATCTCTATCACAGATGCCAATGGAGAAATGCTTCCATTTAAAGATGTGATGGATGAATTAAGATTAAAGTTTGCAGGACTTTCTGAAGAACAACAGGCCCAATATGCAGCTACTATATTTGGAAAAGAAGCAATGAGTGGAATGCTTGCAATCATAAATGCAAGTCCTGAAGATTATGAAAAACTTACTCAAGCTACAAAGGAATACAACGGTGTAGCAAAAGAGATGGCTGAAACTATGGAGGATAATCTTCAAGGGGAAATTATTAAATTAAAATCTGCTCTTGAAGGTTTAGGAATACAGATATTTGAGATTTTAGTTCCACATCTACAAACCTTAGTTGAAAAGCTGCAACTTGTAGTAGAATGGTTTGCTAATCTAAATCCTGCTACTCAGGAAACTATAGTGAAAGTAGCAGCACTTGCAGCAGCTATAGGCCCACTATTAATCCTTGGTGGAAAGGTTATAGGTGGAGCAGGTACTGTTATTACTTCTTTTTCAAAAGTATCAATAGCTTTAGCTGGATTAAAAACAGGAACTGCTGGAGTCACAGTTGCTACTAGTGGAATGGCTACTGGATTTAGTGCAGCAGGAATAGCTGCTAAAGCTGGAGCCTTACTTTTAAATCCATGGACTTTAGGAATTGGAGCTGCTACAGTGGCAGGTATTGCACTATATAAACATCTTTCAAAAGAAAGTATTCCTACTATAGAGTTGTTTGGAGATGAAGTATCTGAGTCTACAAAGAAAGCTGTAGGAGGGTTTTTAGAATTAAACGATGAAGCAACTTTAGCTTTAAATCAACTTTCATGGAGTGGTCAGGAAGTAACTAAAGAAATGGCAGACGGGATAACAGCAAACTTCTCACAAATGGCAAGTGACATTCAAGCTGGACTAGATAAGCACCATGAAGAGTCTTTAGGAAAGATACAAAACTTTGTAACTAGCAGTACTTCTCTTTCAAAAGAAGAGCAAGACCAGATTTTAAATAATATGCAGGAAGGTTATGAAAATAGAAAGAAGGAAATTTCTGATGGTGAAGCAAGGATAAAAGAGATACTTGATACGGCTTCCAGTGAAAAAAGAGCCTTAACTAAATCTGAGCAGGAAGAAATAAATTCTATTCAAAAGAAAATGGTGGATATAGGAATTAAGGTTCTATCTGAAAATGAAGTAGAAGCAAAGGCCATTATGGAAAGGATGAAGGCCCAAGCTGGAGAGATTACTGCAAAGCAAGCTGCAGAGGTTGTTAAAAATAATTTAGATCAAAAGGATAAAACCATTAAAGCAGCAGAAGAACAATACAAAGAAGTAGTTAAGGAAATCATCAGACAAAGAGATGAATCCAAAACTATTACTAAAGACCAAGCAGATAAGTTAATTAAGGAAGCTACTCGTCAAAAGGATGAATCCATTAAAAAAGCAGAAGATATGCATGAGAAAGTAGTAGATGAAGCTAAAACTCAAGCCAAAGAACATGTCAACCAAGTAGACTGGGAAACAGGAGAGATTAAGACAAAGTGGCAGGTTATGAAAAGTGATGTATCCACTAAGGCTAGAGAAATAAAAGAAAATGTAATAAAGAGATGGGAAGAAATTAAAAAAGATTCATCTCAAAAATGGCAAAATATAAAAACGAACTTAGCTAATAGCTGGAGTTCTATGAAAGAGGATACTATTACTAAAGCTAGAGAAATTAAAGAAGATGTCACCAAAAGATGGGAAGATATAAAGATATCTACTTCTGAAAATTGGGAAGCAGTTAAAACTTCTGTATCTAGTAGTATTAGTAAAGTAAAAAGTAAAATATCAGAAGGAATAGAAAAGATAAAAGAATGGAATGCCACAAAGGTAAAAGAAAAGGTATTTAGTATTGTGGAAAAAGTAAAAAGAGTATTTTCAGGTGGGGGAGCAGATTCTAACTTTAGCGGAACTAGCTTCTTCCAAGGTGGGTTTACTATGGTAGGAGAACTTGGACCAGAGCTTGTAGAACTTCCAAGAGGAAGTAGGATTTATAACGATAATGTGACTAAAAAGATGCTTTCTGGGGATAAAGGTATAACTCAAAACATAGTTATCAACAGTTCTACCCCGTTAACACCATCGGAAACAGCAAGACAAATTAAAAATGCATCAAGACAACTTGCTCTTGAATGGTAGGAGGTGTGTTATGGAGAAAGTTGTTATTACAAATATTAATGGAGAAAGCATTACCCTTGGCAATCAATCACCTTACTATCTAGAAATAATTGATGGAGTTAGCAATATACCAGTTACAATTGAAAATCAAAAGGCACCTAAACAAGATGGCTCTACTTATATAGATAACACGCTAGAAGGTAGAGCCATCTCAATTGAAGGCATGATTGTAACAAGAAAAAATCCTCATGAGGTGCTAGATTGTAGAAGAAAGATGGAGAGAGTATTAAATCCTAAGCTTGGGGAAGTGAGTATTAGCTATTATCATAAAGAGGATGTGATTAGAGAGATAAAAGGTATACCAGAAAACACACCAATATTCCCAAACGGTAATGGCAATAAAGGGATATATTATCAAAAGTATTTAATTAATCTATACTGCCATCATCCATTTTGGAAGGACAAGGAATCTACAAAAGAGGAAGCTGCAATTTGGAGAGGGGAGTTTGAGTTTCCACTTGAAATGTCAATGGATACAGGAATCCAAATGGGATTTAGAGAACCAAGTTTAATTGTAAATTTATATAATCCAGGAGATATATCCTGTGGCATGGAGGTTAGATTTAAGGCATTAGCCACAGTAGTAAATCCCATGCTATATAATGTCAGCACAAGAGAATATATTAAAATCAATAAGAGTTTAGCCTCTGGTGAGATTTTAACAGTAACTACACATTTCTCCAATAAAAGAATAGAAAGCTATAAAGATGGAGTAACTGCAAATGCATTCAATTGGATTGACCTGGATTCTACATTCTTACAACTAGAGCCAAAGGATAATCTGCTAAGGTATGATGCTGATGAAGGTTTAGACAATCTTGAAATAGACATCTATTACAATCCTGAGTATCTGGGGGTGTAGATGTGGATATTTATGTATTTAATGAAGAATTAAATTTTATAGGAATAATCGATAACTTCAATAGTCTTAGATGGGTTAGAAGATACCACAAATCAGGTGAGTTTGAACTTCATCTAAGCCTAACATATAAATCCCTAAAAATGCTTAGAGAGGGATACATTATATGTAAGAAAGATGACCAAGAAGCGGGAGTAATATCATATAGACAATTAAAACAGGATGAAAAAGGGAAAGAAACTCTTATTATTAAAGGCAACTTTATAACAAGCTATCTTAGAAAAAGAATCATATGGGGAACTGAAAATTTAAATACAAGTGCAGAGATTGCAATGATGAGTTTAGTTGATAAGAACGCAATTAATCCAACAGATGAAAATAGAAAGATCCCTTTAGTAAACCTAGCTGAAATAGAAAATTTCCCTCAGATATTAAACAAACAGGTAAGTTATAGTAATCTACTGGATGAACTAGAGACTATTTCTTCATCAAGTGGATTAGGATTTAGAATATTAGCAGATGTGCAATTAAAAGAGCTTATATTTGATGTATATAAAGGAAGAGACTTAACAGCAAATCAAAAGATTAATCCACCAGCTATATTTGCTAATGAATTTGAGAATGTATTCGAGCAGGAATATATAGAAAGTACTAATAACTTTAAAAATGCAGCATTAATAGCTGGAGAAGGTGAAGGGTTTAATAGACAGCTTGTAACTGTAGGAGAAGCTAATGGACTTAATAGGTACGAGATGTTTGTAGATGCTAGGGATTTACAAAGCACTATAAATGAAGATGGAGAAGAAATTACTATTCCAGCTGATGAGTATAGAAAGCTTTTAATTAATAGAGGGAATTCTAAACTCTTAGAACATGAAAAAATAGAGACATTTGAAAGTAAAATAAATGTACAAGGAAATTTAAAATATAAAGTTGATTTTGATTTAGGAGATATTGTTACAGTTAGTAATAAGGGATGGGAAGTAACTAAAGATACTAGAATAACAGAAATTGAGGAAGTATATGAAGCAAATAAAACTTCAATCAATGTAACATTTGGTAATTCCATTCCCACTTTAGTAGATAGGATAAAGCAGGAGGTGAGATAGTGGAGAGAAGTGCATTCTTTAACAGCATCAATGGCGATAGAAGATACAAAGCAGAAGTATTTGCTGAATACTTCTCAAGCTTTATTGGAAATGGAGTCTTTTCCAATCCAAATACAAGCTTGCAGGCAAGAGCAAATGATGATATGACTATGACCCTTAGTCCAGGAAAGGCATGGATTAATGGTTATTTTTATATGAACACAGATGACTTAATTTTAATTATAGATCCAGCTGATGGGGTTCTAAGCAGAGTGGATAGAGTAGTTCTTAGGTTTGATGTGGAGAAGAGAAATATAAAAGCAATTATTAAAAAGGGAGAATTTAGTGCAAATCCAGAACCACCTTTAATCCAAAGGGATGCAGATATTTATGAATTAGGACTAGCAGATATAAAAGTAAATCAGGGAGCTATATCTATAACACAAGAAGATATTATAGACCTTAGATTAAATAAGAGCCTATGTGGAATAGTCCATGGATTAATAGACCAGGTGGACACAACAGAAATATTTAATCAGTTTCAAGGCTGGTATAAAAATAGAACAAGCACTTATATGAAGGAGTGGGAAAACTGGTTCTACCCTAATACATCTGATTGGGAAGAAGACTTTATAGAATGGTTTAATAGCATAAAGGGAAGTTTAGCAGAAGATACTGGAACATTTTTATCCAATGAAGTCTTAGAGATTAAGAAGAATTTAGCTGAACTAGATTCAGTTGAGATTGCCAGCATTGAACATGGACTCAATAAATATCCTGATTCTTTACTTATTCGTAATGAATATGCAGCAGGAATAGGTGGAGCAGGAGTTTCAGGTGCTGGTGGAGGTGAAGGACTTAGGATAAATCATAGAATAATCTACTCCGATACAAATGCTATCAAAGTGCAGGTACCTACTCTTTATAAGGAGCTGGTACTAGAGGAAATAGTAAAAGCAAATGATAAACTATATTATTTGGTATTTGAAAACAGTATTACAAGTATGACACTAATTTTAAATTAAGAGGTGATTAAATGGCAAATTTAGAGATGCTAATTAAGGGAACTCCTGATTGGCATAATATTATAAATAACAATTTTAATGAAGTTAATAATGGTTTAGGTTTGCATGCGGAAGAGTTCAAATGGACAGATTTTAATGAGGCTAAGGAAACGGGCATATACCATATTCCAGCAGTTCAAGATATTGCAAATGCACCTGAAGGAGTAAGTGGTAGTAGAATCGCTTTTATATACACTGTTAATCAAGCTGACAGAACATGGACAATACAGAGATTAACTCCTTATCAAGATGCAGCTAAGACAAATTACGAGGAGAGGTCTGAATCGTTCTTTGAGGACTACTGGAGAGATTGGAATTTTTACCATAAGGCAGCTGTGGATCTGAGGAGTTCTGAAGTAGAAATAGGTGAAGAAGCTGAAGCAACTGGTAGTGACGCAGTAGCTATAGGGGATAGTGCTAAGGCTTCAGGACAATACTCAACAGCTCTTGGAAAACAAGCAGTTGCTAGTGCACAGCAGGCTACAGCTTTAGGATATTATGCAACGGCTGAAAACATGAATGAGGGTGTATTAGGTGTGCTTGTAAGTAATTGGATAGTGCCTGGAAAATTTACTGTAGAAGGAACTAAAAACTTCGAAATTCCACATCCAAAACCAGTAAAAAAAGCAACACATAGAATTAGACATAGTTCTGTAGAAAGTCCAACAGCAGGAGACACTTTATATAGATATGAGGCTGAAGCTAGTAAGGCGGGGGATAAAATTACAATAGGCCTGCCAGATTATTTTATCTATTTGAATAAAGATGTACAGATATTCGTAACACCACAGGGACACTTTGGAAACGGCTATGGAGAGTTAAACATTAATGAAGAGAGGCTAGAAATTTATTGTGAGTTAGAAGGTAAGTATAATGTATTAGTAATTGGTACGAGAGATGATGATCATCAATCAATTTTAGATTGGGATATTAAAGGTGTGGAGAGGGAAATAGGTGAATCCTGGACAGGTGAAACTTATGCATTTTCTGTAGATGAAATTATAGAAGTAGAAGAAATCAAGGAGGTAGAATAATGATAATTATTAAATCAAGTAGTATTCAATTTAAAAATCCAAATGTAGGACAGCCAACAAGGGCAGTAGAAGAACATTATAATGGTAGAAGGATTATGGCATTTGTAGAAGGTAATGAGAGGATGTTTAGTTTTAAAAAAGGAGAACTAGCATTTGATGCTAATGAAGATGAAATGATAGCAGCTATTGAACAGAGGATAGCAGAAGAATAATAATAAAATATTAGGAATTAAAATCAAACACCTGTATAGGGTGTATTTTTTATGCCTAAAGGAGGATGACATATGAAAGATGTGGTTCATACCATCCAAGTTATATTTGCAGTTATTGGTGCATATATTGGCTGGTTTTTAGGTGGATTTGATGGCTTGCTTTATGCACTGGTGGCCTTTGTAGTACTTGATTATATAACAGGTTTGATGGTGGCTATTTTAGAGAAGAAATTATCTAGTAGCATTGGATTTAAAGGTATTTTTAAAAAAGTACTCATCTTTATATTTGTAGGGATAGGTCATATCATAGACTTTTATATTCTCCAAAATGGAAGTGCAGTTAGAACTGCAGTAATCTTCTTCTATTTATCCAATGAAGGATTAAGCATAGTAGAAAATGCTGCAAAGATTGGACTTCCTGTGCCAGAAAGCTTAAAGAAAGTATTTATAGAATTAAAGAAGGAGGATGATTAAATGGCGAGACTTTGCTTTGACTATGGGCATGGTGGGGAAGATCCAGGAGCTATATATAAAGGTCGATGCGAAAAAGATGATACATTAAATCTTGGTAGAGCAGTGGCTAAAGAATTGAGAAGATGTGGAGTTATTGTAGATGAAACTAGAACGAAAGACATAACTGTAAGCTTAAAGGAAAGAAGTAGCTTTGAAAAGAGTGGCCGATATGATTACTTTATATCCTTCCATCGGAATGCCTTTAAACCAGAGAAAGCTAAAGGGGTAGAAACTTATACCTATTTAAATCAAGGGGCAAAGGCTAAAGAGTTAGCTAATAAGATACAAAGTTCTTTAGTGGATGTTGGCTTTACAGATAGAGGAGTAAAGGCTGCTAACTTTCATGTATTAAGAGAAACTAAAGCACCTGCAGTACTTATTGAAATAGGGTTTATTGATAATGCCCACGATAATCAATTATTCGATAATAAGTTTGAGAAAATCGTAAAAGCCATATCAAAAGCAATTTTATCTCAGTTAGGAATTAAATATATAACATCTACTGGCTCTCCACCAAGTGGTCAATCCCTATATCGAGTGATGGCAGGTTCTTTTAAAGAAAGAGAAAATGCAGAAAGACAAGTTAAAAAATTAAAGTCGGCAGGTTTTGATGCCACCATTATGATATTCAATAAATAGTATTTTGCCTTGGACAAATCGTTCAGGGCTTATTTTTTTAACCTTAAAAATCTTAAATTTCTAATATAAATCAAGCCTTAATTATAAGGGAAAATTAACTTGATAATAATGAAACGTAATTGTAATATGCTAGTACCAAAACATAAGGAGGAGATAGAATGCTGTTAAGTCAAGGGATACGGGAGTTTTCAAAATATATGAAGCTAATAGACAGGTCAGAGCAAACCATCATAGGATATGAAAAAGAGCTGATTTATTTTGATAATTTCTTAAGTGTAAAACATAACTGCCCTATGTATATAAAAGATATTGAATTGGAGGATATTGAGGATTATCTTCTGGACCAAAAGGAGAGAGGCATAGCAACAGCTAGTAGAAGTAGGTCAGTTTATATCTTAAGAAGCTTTTATAAATACTGCGTGAAAAAAGATATTGTAAAGAAAAATATTGCTAATCTAGTGGAACCAGTAAAAGTAAAGCAAAAGGAAAGAGACTTCTTAACAGAAGAAGAATTTGAAGCCCTTATAGAAGCAATTAGGCAGCCAGTTATTAAAACGGTGGTGCAGACCATGTTCTATACTGGTGGGAGAGTATCAGAAATAGTTAATTTAAAATTAGAAGACATGGATTTAGGAAACAAAGTAATGCATATTATTGAAGGAAAAGGTGGAAAGGATAGGGACATTCCAATCAACGATAAACTCTGTAACATACTACAAAATTATCTAGAAAATATTAGGGAGGCAGATTCTAATAGGTTCTTTGCATTAGAAAGTACTGGAAAAGTATCTAGTAGCTATATCAACAGGCTTATTAAAGAAGCAGCAGATGAGATTGGACTTGAAAAAGAAGTATCAGCTCATGTGCTAAGGCATTCTTTTGGGACAAACCTTTTAGAAAAAGGAGCTTCAGTGGTAAGCATTCAAAAACTACTGGGCCATGCAAACCTAGCAGTAACCACAAGATATCTACATCAAGACATGAATAAATTAAGCGATACAGTAAATCTTTTATAG